CATGAGCGGCCTTGTTGTTGAAAAACAGGATGTGATTGATGGTGTAGATCAAGGCACTACCACAAAATCAGTCAAATACAGCGTCCTCTACATGAAAGCAGTCAAAGCATTGCAAGAGGCAATGGAACGCATTGAAACACTGGAGGCACAGGTCACCGACCTGACCGCTCGTGTCACCGCCCTTGAAGGCGCAACGGAGTGATTTATTAATGTCTAGGACTGACGAAGAAAAAGCAAACGATTACGCTGCCATGGGTGACAGTGTTATGATGATCAATGCGATCATCGACGGCACTATAAATGCAGATCGTTCTTTAGAGGATCGTAAAGAGAGAGTCCGACGTAACGTCGATCATCTCTCTGCAATGGTAGCACTTACAGACTGGGGAGACGAGGACATGACCGCCGTAAACGCAGCTATAACAGCCGGTCAAACGTACAGAGGAAGCAGCGAGTAATCATGTTTTTTGGTGCAGGTCCATTTGCAACCGCAGCGTTCTCATCGCTGTTCGCCGCCATCCAACAGGCGACTGCATCTGTATCCGGTTCTGCGTCTGCGACGGCTACTCCAAGCACTGTTAACCTTGCATCTGCATCCGTATCAGGTTCGGGTTCTGTAAGTGCAACAGCACAGACTATCGCAACTGCAGGTGCCTCTGTAACTGCAAGCGGAACTTCTACAGCAACAGGTCGCGGACTCCTAGACGGCGACGTTCTGATAGGCGGCTCGGCTACTGTATCGACTCCTGAAGCAAGGCTAATTGCAGCCGCATCTGCTAGTGTTGCAGGATCGGCATCTACAACTGGCGCAGTATCATCGAGGCACGTAGGTGCTGCGTCTGTCTCCGGATCGGCAACTGTCTCGGCTGATGCAGCCACAATCCTGAATGTTGCTGCAGTCAGCATCTCTGGAAGCGCCTCTGCATCTGCCAGCCCGAAGGCACGAACACTAGCAGTAGGCAGCGTAAGCGGCAGTGCGACCACTGCAGGAACTGCACAGGCTGTTCTAGTAGGCGTTGCATCAGTACAGGGTGCAGCCACAGTCTCTGGAACAGCAGGAGCCTTGCTCGACGGAGAAGCAACAGTAACTGGCTCTGCATCTGTAGCAGCATCGCCGACTGTGTTTGCTACTGTATCCGCCACTGTCTCCGCATCCGGAAGCGTGGCTGGTTCGCCGAAGGTAGTTGCACAAGGAGTTTTCTCTGTCTCCGGTACGGCAACTACAGCGGGTGCCGCACAGACTATTGGCAGGGGCGCGGCATCCGTAGCGGGCACCACAACTGTAATTGCAGTTGGCTTCCGGTCCTTCCGCTTTGACGCAACCCTCTACGAACGAGATCGGGTTGCCTTCGTCGCCCAAGAACCCGCGCGAGAGGTCGCAGTCGGCAAGCCGACACAGCACGTTCTCTATGTAGTGCAGGACACGCAGCGTGTCGTACTTATCCCTGAAGATAAACCACGAACGGTATCCATACCACAAGCCGTTCAAAGACTAGCAAAGGTAGCGTAACGATGGCACTTCGTTGGCCCGACAAAGACCCAGATGAACAACTGGACTACACTGTGGACTGGTCACGGTATCTCGACACGCTGACCATCTCGTCTGTTGAGTGGCGGTATGTTTTGACAAACGATCTAGGGGATAAAAGCAAGGGTGAAGAATCTGTTGCCCTGTCTACGTCCTCAAACTTGGACGCAACTGATGACGAGTCTAACCCGTCGGGGGGACTGATTGTTAACAGTCTTCCAAAAACAGATACCACAGCTACCATTGTGTTGTCTGGGGGGGTTGCGAACAAAGACTATGTTCTTATCTGCGAAATAACAACCAGTACATCTTCAAAAACTAGCGCAGCAATCGTTACAAAACGTACGGTTAACCTGCGGGTAAGGGAGCGTAACTGATGCCGTACAATTATCTCGACATCGTCAATGAGGTTGCTCGGCGTTTGAATGAGACTGAGCTAACCAGTTCGAACTTTTCAACTGCGAGAGCCTTTCACGCAACCATCAAGGATGCTGTCAACTCCTCGATCCACGACATCAATCAGTATTACCTGTACTGGCCCTACAACCACAACTCGGATGAGATCACGCTGGTTGCCGGGGAGACACGCTACTCGTTTGCAGACGAGGCTAAGTACGTAGACTTCGACACGTTTCGAGTGAAGCGGGACACGAGCCTCAACGTGGGAAGAGCGCGTAAACTCCGGAAAATCACCTATGTAGAGTACGTGGATCGGTACGTCGATCAGGAAGACGAGACGGACACCACGCGAGGCGGTGTTCCGGAGTACGTGTTCCGCTCCCAAGATGGGTATTTTGGCGTCGTGCCTATGCCTGACAAGGCGTACGCCGTCGAGTACGAATACTTTATGCACCCCGTGAACCTGTCGCTGTTCGACGACGTTCCCACGATCCCCGAGCCGTACAAGCACGTGATCGTAGACGGTGCCATGTACTACTGTTACATGTTCCGCGACAACATGGAGATGGCATCTATCTCAAAGAACAAGTTCGACGAGGGCATGAAGAACATGCGAAAGATACTTGTAAACGAAAACTATTACGTAAGGTCTGTGTAAGGGATGCCGGATCGTTGGCAAACATACGGGGTGGAGTTTCGCGGCGGCTTGATCTCCAATCTTAGCCCCTTGCAGCACGGCACTGCCGCCCCCGGCTCGGCCCGTGTCATGAACAACTTCGAGCCGTCTACAGAGGGTGGCTACCGGCGTATCGAAGGATTTACAAAATATAACACGAACGAAATAACCGGACAGGGTAATGTTCTTGGGGTTGTACTCTATAAGGACACCGCCATCGTAGCCCGTGACCAGAGTGGGGGCAACCCGAAGCTGTTTAGCGGGGGTAGCGGATCGGGTTCGTGGACAGACCTCTCGACCAGCCACACTCTCGGCGCAAACGTGGCACGGGTACGTTTTGCTAAGTACAACTTCGATGGCAACGACAAACTGTTTATCGTAGACGGGGTGGGCTACCCTCTCATCCTTACAAGTACGATTGCCAGCGGTTTGAGCAAGCTGACAACCCCTTCCGACCTACAGGGGGCAAGCCACGCAGTTGCATTTAAGAACCACATCTTTGCTGCCAACGGAGAAAACGTCGTTTTTTCGGCTCCATTTGAAGATGATGACTTTACAGCAGCTTCTGGTGGCGGTATAATCAACGTAGGTACAACTGTAACAGACTTGATTGTTTTTCGCGAACAACTAATTGTTTTCGGGGAAGACAAGATTCTGCGTATCGTAGGCAGTAGCGTTGCGGACTTTCAGATGCAACCGATTGCGGACGACGTGGGGTGCGTAGAGTCTGACACAGCACAGGAGATATCTGGAGACGTTATATTCTTGGGTCCGGATGGACTGCGTACGGTTGCGGCAACAGAGCGCAATCAAGACTTCGAACTGGCGTCCGTATCCAAGCCCATCCAGAAACAGATGGTGCAGCTAACATCTCAGAATAGCTCCTTTGCATCTGTGGTCATCCGAGAGAAGTCCCAGTATCGACTCTTCGGGTTCACGGGATCGGCCACACCGGGTACATCGAAAGGGATTATCGGAACGCAGATTCAAGGGCAGCAGGGCGTAGGCTTGAACTGGGCGGAGACTACCGGCATCAAGGCGTTCGTTGCAGATTCGACGTACAGCGGAACTACGGAGACCATCCTTTTTGCACACAATGACGGCTACGTGTACAAGATGGAGTCGGGCAACAGCTTTGACGGGGGCAACATCGTCGCCAGCTTCTCTACTCCGTACTTCCCGATTAGTGACGCTCGTCTTCGCAAGACTATCTACAAGACCACAGTCTATACTGATCCACAGGGCACCATCGATCTTTCCTTGAACCTGAAGTATGACTTGAGTGAATCGGGAGTTATCGAGCCGAGTACTATCACTCTGGAAAATACATCAACTGCAGGGGGTGTGTTTATTTTTGGAGAGCCTAATGTTCAGTTTGCGGACGGTGCTAAGATAAATAACAGTGGAGGATACTCGTCGGGAGTGTCAAGTATGGTTGTGGACCTGATGTCTTTGGATAGCTCGTCGTCACCTACCCTAGCTTCAGGGGACACATTTCAGATTCTTACAAGTAGCAGCAGTTCTGCCAACTTCAAAAAGACATACACGCTATCGAGTACGCCCTCTATAACAGGAGACGCATCCGCAGACCCGTCTACAGCAACAGCAACATTGACATTTACTCCTGCACTAGAAGCCGCTGTATCTGACAACGACGATGTCATTTTTACTAGTGTGGGCGGAGTTAATAACACGGCGGTGTACAGCGGAGAAACTTTGAAGTCTATTTTTGACAATCAAGCACAGGGGTCAGGATTTACTGTATCACTTCAGTTTTCTAGTGACGACACCAACCCCCCTTACTCGCTCGACGCAGCGGTTCTTGAATACGGCCAGTACGGCAGAAGGTAAACATCATGGCAGGTTACACACGAAACGACACAGCCGGTAACATTGCAGACGGTAACGTCATTAGTGCTGCTCCCCTCGACGGGGAGTTCGACGCTATTCAAGATGCGTTTGCCCTCTCTACCGGTCACACACACGACGGCTCTACAACAGGTGACGGCGGACCCGTCAGCAAGCTCGGCCCGTCCCAGCAACTCGAACAAACTGCAAGCACTCTCGCAACTACCACTGACATTACTGTCGCAACGAACAAGTTTATCCAGTTCCGAGACAACGGTCTCAAGATTCTGTCCAGTGCAGACGGACAACTCGACATTGATGCCGACACAGAGCTAGAGATAGTTGCGCCGACTGTTGACATCGACGCAGCGACAGCCGTGACTATCGACACGGCAACCATGACTGTGACTGGTTCTGCTAACGTAACGGGTGATCTCGACGTTGACAACATCAACATCGATGGTAACACCATCACTTCGACAGATACCGACGGCGACATCACCATCTCCCCGAATGGCACGGGTACGGTTGTAATTGACACTGATCTCGACGTTGACAACATCAATATTAATGGCAACACAATCATCAGCACCGACACTGACGGTGACATCGTTATTACGCCCAACGGCACTGGCACCGTTGTAATCGATGCCGACGTTGATGTTGACAACTTGAACATCGACGGCAACACGATCAGCAGCACAGACACCGATGGTGATATTAACATATCGCCCAACGGCACTGGCACTGTGGTGATCAATACTGACCTTGACGTTGACAACATCAACATCGACGGCAACGCCATCACCAGTACGAACACTGACGGTGACATTACAATTACACCTGATGGCGACGGCAAGATTGTCCTTGACGGCTTGAACTTTCCGATTGCAGACGGGT